CTAAAATTCCAACTGATGTCACCAACGTCGGAAGAATCAACAGCAGCGGCCCAATAACCAGCAAAACGCCGCCCAAACCCGCCGCGAATACCGCGATAGTTTTAGTCAGGCCGGGATTTTCTTGCGCCCATTTTGTTACGTTGCGGATTAAGTTGGTGATTGGTGGCAATATCGCTTCCAACGCTGGCAATAATGCCCGGCCAAATTCTTGCCCCAGGTCCCCGGTTTCGTTGCCTAATTGGATGATCGGGTCCGCGGCGGCTTGAGCCTGGCCACCGACCGCGCTCATTACCTTGGCTAATCTGTCCCCGAATTGTTCGGTTTTTTCAAAGCTGACGCCCGCAGATGTCGCGTTATTGGTTAAACCAGCCAAGGCCCGGCCCATAGATTCGGCCACCGTAGTGGTCGACTTGCCCGATTTTGCGGAAGCGTCCAGGACCGCCGGCAATGCTGCCAGCGCCTTTTTTTCATCCCCCAACACCGTGACTAATTGAACTAGGACTTCCCGCTGGACTTCATCGCCGAAATTGGTGGACCGTTGCGTGGCTGCAATCTGTTTTTCAATTGCCACGCTGGTGGCCGCATAGGATCCCCCCACGTTCTTCAACGCCTGGTCAAGTTTGGCAATGCCGATGGCTTCAGCCTGGGCGCTTTTGATCTGCGTGGCAGCCAACGCCGTCAACCCGCCACCGATTGCCGTCATGCCAATGGCAATTTTCTTCCGGTGCTTTTCAAAGCTGGAAGCCATTTTCCCGAAGCCAGTTTGAACTTCCTGGATTCCCTTTACGGCTCCAGAACTGTCCGCACCTATTCCAATCGTTACATCATTAGCCATTCGACCCTTCTTCTGCCGGGTTTCCTTCCTGTACTATTGCCAAGGTCCGAAGCACCGTTGCCGGTTCATCCAGCAGCTGCGACGGTAAACATCCATACCGCTGGCATATCCCGTCAATCAGTTCCGCTTCTTCCAGCGCCCAGGGTTTGCGAACTACTCGGCCATCTCGGTCGATAGCGCCGCCAACGCTTCGATATCGCCTGATGGCGCTGCTAAATTTTCAGTCACCCCGGAAACTTCTTCCACCCATTCGGCCACGATCTGCATGGCCATCTGTAATGGAATCAACATCATACCTTCACCGTTGGCCGGTAATGGGTCGCCGTTGGGATCTTCCAGGTTCCATTCTGCCAGGGCTTGATCCCCGAACAATGTGGCCATCGCTTCCTGGTCCTCAGCTTCCGCGGCCCGTCTCAATTCGCCATAATAGCGCATTGATACATTCAACCGGCACCGAACCCACGCCCCTTCATATGATCCGGTCAACGTGAACCGGACCAGTTCTTCGGGTATGCGAAAGCCGCCGCCGGTTTCCTTTTTTATAGCTGATTTATTTCCATTCACGGTGGTCATTTATGCCCACGTTGGGACGGCGCCACCGGCGAGAAGGCCGGTTACTGACCAGGTCAATGACCCATCAGTTCCGCGGCTTAACGGGTAATCAGTGAAAAACACTTCGGCCGCTAATACTTGCCCGGATAACGTATTCGTTGCGGTCCTGGCCACGCTGGTGGATGGGACGGTCTTGAATACATCGTGGGACATATTGCTGGAATCGTTGAAAATTCCACTATATGCAAAACTTAAATCAGCAAGCAGCAGCAGCCGTTCCCGGGCTGACTTGTCCAATCCGGTGATATCTGATTCTTCCCTGGGCGTTGCCATGTCCACCGACACAATATCATTTGAAATAGTCCGGGCGCTTCCACCCGAATCGTCGATCGCGACGGTCATTCCTAACCCTGATTCCTTAGCCATTTCTAACCCTCCTGATTTTGTATAGTGTTTCGTTCATACCTTCCAGCCATTCCGGTCCGCTCAGTGACCGGCTATCGCAAAGAAAAACCGGGTCCCGTTCCACCGGGTTTCGGTGGCTGTCAGTCATACCGTCAAAACATTCTTGACCAGGTGCGAATATAAAATCTATAAACCCCGGTTTGTTTCGTTCTTCCCGGTATTCCTTCCCCAGGCGCCGCATATACTCCGCAGCGTCGCTATTAATTGGAACCGTTGTTTTCCAGCCGTTCCAATATTTTGCACAGTTATATTCGATACAGGACACCAACTGAAAATGTGTCGCGATTGGTCGAACAACTTTCCAATGGGTGAAGTTATTGTTCATAGGCTGACATCATCCTGGGCAGTGCCGCGCCTGATTGTCAACACAATTACCGCGTTGCTAAATGTCCCCGTGGTATTTACTCTCAAATAACGTTCGGCGGCCCCGCTGGACGTCACGCGTTCAGTAGTGGCAGCGCTGGTTGTGGAAAAACCGACCACATTGACAAAAGCATCGCTGGAACCATTGTCGGATGATTCCTGGACCGCTACCGTTACCGATCCGCTGGCAATACTTACAACGTGCAGATAAGCCACCAATCCATTGGATGTGGCGGCGCCGTTGTCTACGCTGGCAGTTGCGCCCGCGCTGGAATGGGTATCCGACCCGGCCGTCAATAGAACGCCCCAATCCGGGGCCGTTCCCGTTGAATTGCAGTTGACGTCAAAGGTCAGGCTTCCATCGGTCCCACGGGTGCCGTTATAGTCAATCTGTTTTGCTACCATGCTGACGGCGGGATCCCCACGGGTTCCACTCATTAGCCAGGATACCTGGACGTCAGCGGTAGGCAATCCAGACAATGCCGCGTGTTCCTGTCTGGTTGCGTCGTTGAAGTATGTCGTAAAGGATATATTGCCATCAGCCAGGCCCAGGATGCGTTCATGGGCTGACGCGTTGATGGCCGTGACGTCAAGGGCTTCCCGTGGCGTTGCCATCGTTCCAATGCTGGCCACGTCCCCTGATAGGTCGTAACTTGATATATAAAATTCTTGTCCTAACCCGCTGCGTTTTGCCATCTTTCACCCCTTATGGTGTAATCGTTATTTCGCCGTATATGTGCATCTCAAATGGAACCGTTAAACTTCTGTAAAAAGCGTCCCCTACTTGCTCTATTTGTACCGAACTCGCGCCCACGCTGGAATCGGTAACATTGCCGTCCAGGTTGGCGTCGCTTCTCAACTTGGAATCTATGTTGACCGCTGCATCCCAAATATCCAACTCAATGGCTTCCTGGACTGCCCGGGATGATTGCAGCCGCCAATAGGCCCGGACCATGATGGTCGTCGTGCTGCCTATGTCCCCCAGGGTCTGGTGGTTATCTATACGACCATTGACCCAAAAACAAACCACCGGGGTCCCGGCCAGCGCTAATGGTTCGGCCCTGATGACCCCCACGAAGGGCGGGTCAGTAATCTCGGACAGTAGCGCGTCAATTCTGTCTAATGCTCCGCTTCTGCTCACGGTTTCATTCCTGTATTCAATAGGTCAATGATTGGCTGCCCGATGTATTTGTCCCCCAGCTGGACCGAATTGCGGTTAAGGTCTCGCTTGGTGTTTGCAAACATCCCATATAATGCTTCAACCTTGGAAGCGTATTCGATATCCTTCCCACCAGTTGGCCCGCCGGTATCGACCCGCGTCTTATTATTTGATACAAATCTGGCAAACACATGATTCCGAAGGTTCCGGGTATATGCGCCGTGTCGCTCCGAAGGCGTGGATGCTAAATAGGCGCTTTTCGTTCGGGGTCCCCATAGTTGTTCCTTGACCTTGTTGGATCCTTCCAAAATGGCAATATCTAACAAGCCATTATTTATAATCGGCTGCAAATGGCTGAGTAATTCCGGGTCAAACATTGGCCCGGTAGTTTTTATAATTACGTTAAATGAATCCCTGGCCATTAGAAAATCACCCCGCCGGATGTCGCCGTTGCGCGGTAATCGTCAAGGGTCATCAACACCGACCGGACCTCCGATTCGCTGGTTGTCATTGACGCATCCCCGCCGCCAATGGTCCCGCCCGATCCCATGTCACGGTTGCGGAACATGATCTTTCCAATATCAAGACACGCCTGGATAACTAACGGCGGGTAATCGTAGCGGTATGCACTGGCCCCACCCGAATGGGTTGCCGCCGTTGTACCGTTAACCCCACGTTCCACAGTCAATGTATTGCCACTAATACTGGTTATATACATCTGCTCGCTATCTATAAGGATTGTCTGCGCCGGGCCAAAATTGGTTCCACTGGTAACGCTGACCGATGTGCTGGTAGTAGATCCCACGGCGTCCGCAGTAGTCACCAGGATGGTGTTGTTGGTGTATCCCCACTCCCCCAGGATGGTCAACGTTTGCTGGCCAGCGTCCAGGGTGTCGGCGGTATCTTCGTTTAACTTCCAAATGGTTTTTGGTGAACTGTTATAGGGCATCAAAAAATAATCGGCGTTATATCCCGCAGTCAGGACCGTGTTGCTGGCCCTGTCGGTTCCACTGTAGGCCGTCACGGTTGTGGCTGATATCAACCATCCGGGCAGCCTGATAATGGATGCCATCGTTCCCGTGTTCACAATATCATTGCGCCCGGTTGATAGTATCGGCTGGACTGAGTCGCGCAAAGTGCCCGACCCGATATCAAATTCATGGGTGTCGGTTATCGGCCCAAAGGTTCCAGCGCCACAATATAAATTAATCCGGTCGCTGGCGCCTTCCAATACCCGGCGAAGCGTGGCGGCGTCAGCCGTCCACCCGCTGGAATATGTAGTCCCCGCCAGGTAATCCCGCAGATCGTCCGCTGTCGCGTATGTGTGGCGCGTTACCATCTAACTATTTATCCTCGGCAGTTTCGGCTTCTTTATTTTCGTCAGTATCTTCGGACTTTTCTTCGGTGGCTTCCTCGGTGGTTTCCTCGGTGGTTTCCTCGGTGGAATCGGTGTCCCCGTCCCCATCCTGGAAGTAATTGGGATTAGCTTTAAGAGTCGCCGCCGGGACGTCGTATTCCACGCCGGCTTCATAGGCCAACCCGGTCGCCCCATTGGTAAAGTTCTGGATGCAAAGTTTCTTGGCCATCATTCCTCCAAAGTTGGGCGCGGGACCGTAGCCCCGCCCCCTTAT